TCGGCGGCTTCGGCTTCGTAAACTTCTAAAACCAAAAACCATCTGTATACATGGGCTTCGTCCGGTAAACCGGGGCCATGCGACAGATGGTTTCTGTTTGGCTAGTTGTTCGTTCACCGATGTGGGAGCACCGGCGAGACTGTTATACATTTATCGCCAGACATGCACCACTTTTTGTTCGTGCTGCGGATTCTCTTCGATGCGAAAACTCACGATGCCATCGAGCGCAGGGTGTACAAAGATGATTGCATCCTCAGCGTTTAATCGCTCCAGGATCTCATGTTCGCTCGCTTTGAGGAGCCACAGGAGACCTTCTGGTTTTTCTTCTACTCGTGTGATTTCTTTGTCTGCTGTTTGTTTACGTGCCATATAAAATACCTCCACATCAGTATGGTCTTAAGCGAGCGCCTCCATCGTTATCGGTAGGTGTTCGAGCATTATGTTCTGGACGCTTTGGGCGATGTCGCGATGCTCGAGCTGCGTGTCCTGGCGCGTTCGCAGCTGCACATAATGTATCCACGAGCGGATGGAACCTGACATGTACATCGTCGTCGGAGTGCACAGCGGCAGGACCATGCGAGCAGTCTCCGCAGACATGCCATGCGCGATGAGATCGCGGTAGACGTCGGTCGCAAACTCGATTGATGACCCGACCAAATACAGCGCGTCCTGCTGCTCTTTGGTCAGTTCCTCGATCTTAGGTAGTGGGAGGCTTGATTGGCGATTGTGAGCGCCAGCGAGGCGCATCTCTGGAACCTCGATGTCCTCGACCACTGTCGCGTACCGTTGAGAGAACTCCTGGAAACTGAACGACCGATGTCGGAGCAGCTGCGCGGCAATCGCTCTCGTGGTCTTGACCTCGATGCACATCGACGCCATTTCAAAGATTGACCAGTGTCCGTGACCGACACAAAACCGAAGCAGTCTAGTGACGTCCGGATTGTCCTGGTTCGCGGGGTTGGATACCCTGGCGCAATACCCGATGACACTCTCGGCATCGGGCGTTATCCATACTAGTTTCGTCATGCGTTAGGGTCCTCTTCTCCAATCACAAAGTGTGAACCATTATGATAACCAGGTATCGGCTTCGGTGTTGGTGCGAGCTTCTTCAGCGTGGTCTGTTGTGGCGGTCCAGGCTTGATCTGTGGACGTGCCTGTTGCTGTTGTGCAGCTCCATTGCCATCATCATCTTCATCTGATGCCAGCGACAGAAGCGCGCTCAGGCTATAGCGTCGACCATACGAGAGTGCGCTGCCGAATCCGTGGCTGGTCTGTTGCATCACAGGGACCTGAACGACTCCAGCGATCCACTCACCGCTGGCATGTATCACACGGCTCTCGACCATGATGCTGGTCGAATGCTCACCATCGATGGTGTCCAGCACCGACTGCACGACGAACAGACCATGTTTCGCCATCACTGGTCGAACGACCTCCATGATGGCATCGAGTGATGTGTACTTCGACCTGAACGCTGGATTCGTGCTGTCCTTCACGATTGGCCTGATTTCAGCCTGGGCCTTGACCAGCGCTGGTGCGATTGCACCGATTGTTTCCGACATTGTCATTTCAAACCCCCTATGTGTAATCCTGCCCTACTCAACGCATTTCGAAACGCGCTGGTCCAGTTGATGTTGCGCCGATCGATGATGGCGCCTGCCTGGCTGTAGGACCGCCAGATGCTGACATCATTGACCACTGGGCTGATTGCCCGTGCAATGGCTGGCCACTCATCCTGGCGTGTCTCATACGCTTGACGCAGACAGTCAAGGACATGTGCGAGCGCTTCATACTTCGTGGTGCGAATCGAACGCGCCCACTCGATCTGTTTCTCTGACCCACTCATCACAATCGGATTCGGCTCGAGGAGTCGCTGTGTCAATGACCATGCGCGTTCGATTGAACGCTTCGACTCACACGCGGCGCAGATCTGAAGTGTCGACGCCATCACGACCATTTTATATTTAAGCTCGCTTTGACTATAACCAAATGTGTACGTGGCAGTGTGTCCGCACTTCCACTTAAGTTCTATTCGTTCGTCCATTCCTGTCCCCCTTAGTTGATTTCGTAGGTGTATGCATCACCTTGAACGATGATGATGGCAGTGGTGTCTGTCTTTGATTCGACCGACCAGCATGTCTCCTCGAACGCATTGAACCTGATCAATGATTCGGCCCATGCAGCTGCTGTTGTCCATGTACCGGCTGGCGCTGTGTCGACGATGACGCCGTTTTCTGTAAGTGTTTGTTCCATTGTCTTTTTCCTTCGTCGTGATGTCCAATCACATCGACATCCTAGCACGGGTTGACATACTGTGTCAACTATGTGTATAACGTATGCATGATTTACGGACATACACAGGTGGATATCGCTGAGAAACTCGGCATCCACAAAAGCGCAGTGTGTCGGATGCTCTCCGGCGCTCATGCTGTCAGACAGTCGACCGTCAAGCGCATCGCTGATGCAATCGGTCGCAGTGAATACGAAGTGCAGCTGTGGATCCTGTGCAAGCGTACAGGACAGACTCTCCCGCAATAGACAGAACAGGACTAGGACAATGGACATCAAACTTTCGTGCATCGTATGCAACAGACAAAACTCCGTGCCTTATGGCCGTGGACATCGCATCTGTGGAATCTGCTCACAGCGTGAGCTCAAGCGCGAGCAACGTAAACGGACACAGCGCCGCATCCAGATGGTCGGCAGTTTTCTACTGATTGTCGTTGCTGTGTGGACATCATGCATGATGGCGTCCGACTGGGACACTCCGAACAGTCCGGATCACCGTGCACACCAGGCGATGCAGTCTCGTGACTGACGCCATCAATACATGGTCACAGTATCGAGGCAGTAGACGCACGAGCACCACTGGACTCCTGACGCCACAGGAGGAGTTCTTCTTGGGTCGAATGGTCCAGGCTGGCACTGACAAAGACAAAGACAAAGCGACCGCTGAGTTTATTGACCACAACGTCCGCATGGTCAGCGCCATTGCCAAGAAGTTTCGTGGTCGTGGATGCGAACATGAAGACATGATCACCGATGGCATGTTGGGATTGCATCATGCGGTCCAGCGCTATGACCCGTCACTCGGTCATCGCTTTAGCACCTACGCCACGAACTGGGTTCGCCAGGCTATTGGGCGTGGTGTCGAGAGTCGTGGTCGTGACATCCGTCTACCGTCACACGCGATCGCCAAACTGTCGCACATCAGAGTGTCGCGCCAGGAGTACATCGTCAAGCACGGTGAGACTCCGACACCGGCGGAACTGCTCGCGTACGTCCGTGAAGTTGTGCACACTTACCCGCGATACCTTCACAAGCAAATCGACTCACTGGATGTCAAGTCGCTGACGGAAATCCTCCAGCACGACGTTAAGCTGGTGTCGAGTATCGATGAGCCGAACGCGTACGGTCAAAGTCGCTATGACTTTCTGCCATCAGGAGAACCTCCAGTCGGTGAACACCTTGACAAAGAGATCCTTTACTCGCAGCTGCGCACGGTCATGGAGGTCCTGACTGACCGCGAGATCGCATGTCTTCGCCTTCGCTTTGGGTTCGATGGTCTGTCGGATGGTCGATCACTCGAGGATGTTGGAATCCTGATCGGCTACAGTCGCGAGCGCATCAGACAAATCCAGGTGCGCGCCATTGACAAACTTCGGGTGGCCGCTGGGGCTGATGTCCTGGCGGAGATTTTTGAGAGGATGGAACTATGACAGAGTCGGAACAACAGATCGCGTTTTTCAACTGGTGCCGAGTCATGGCCGGAAGTGATTCGCGCCTGGGAACAATCTTCGCGGTCCCGAATGGTGGCTACAGGTCGAAGGCCACAGGTGGCCGCATGAAGTCCGAAGGACTCAAGGCCGGCGTTTGGGACATCTTCATCCCGGTTCAAATGGGGCAGCACTGCGGGATGTGGATCGAAATGAAGGCAGGGAAAAATAGTCTCACGCCAGGACAGTTCGCGTTCCGGAATGCAGTTGGTGATGCTTACCGGTGGAAGGTGTGCTATTCCTGGCATGACGCAGTTGAGGCGACGTGCGACTATCTAGGCATCGCGAGTGGAATCAACTAACAGCTGTTGATTGATTTCATCGGCGAGCTCGATGCTGTGCATCTCACAGATGATGTACCAGACAGCCTTAAGCAAATCGTCGGTCTTTTCTTCGCCTGGCTTTGAACCTGCACGGAGAAGGTATTTGAGAGCATTGCCACGCTTGAAATCGAGACCATACATCTCGATGATTTCGATGGGCTGAATCGGTTGTTTGCGGTAATGTGTCGGGACCTGCTTGGACATGCAGGATTGTAAGGGGAAATAATGAATCGTGTATCACAGGCCGTGACATTTTTGTCATGGCTTTTCGAGCCGTACTCTGACGGCTTCATCGAGATCCGAACGATGTGTCAGGGAAAAGTGCAGATGCGCTTCTGGGAACTGCCACGCACAGTCGACGAATGGACTGGCATCGGCGAAGCGTGTATCCAGTGGAGTGACGCTGGAGATGATGTTTACGTCGGCGTGTTGCCACGCTGGCGAAAAGGAGGAAGGGACAATGACGTCCATACTGCTGGTGTACTTTGGTGCGACATCGATGACCTTACTGGTCTGGATCAGACTGCAACGCTTAATCAAGTCACAGTCGCTGTCAGATCAGGAAAAGGTCTCCACTGCTACCGTCGGCTCAAAGTGGTTGGCATTGGGACTAAGCCAACAGAACAGCGCGAGTTCGTGCAGCTGCTTGAACGCTGGATGCTCACACTCTCAAAAGCTGCGGACATCAAGTGCAAGAACCCGTCAAGAATCCTACGAGTACCTGGAACTCTAAACTGGAAGAACAGGGACTTACCTCGTTTGGTGGAACTTGCGAAGTGTCCTCCAGAAGCCTCCAGAATCGTCGAGGAGACACAGACCACGCATCCATGGGGCGATGAGTGGTCACGCCTTTTGATTGCCGCCAAAGCGGGAGACCTTCCAAAGCGCGAGCGGGGCAATTGGAATCTGGGCAAGTACAAGCACGGCGACTATTTGCTGTACTGTTTCAATCACACCATCGTCGGCATCGAGCAAATGAGATCGATGGGCATGATCGCACATGCCGAGGAGTGTCGTATATTGGTTACCACTGCGCTGGACACGCAGACATTCACAGACTAGGAACAACATGGAAGAACTTTCACTGGACGACCTCCGGCTCATGGTTGCCGGAGACATGGCCACGCATGCTCGCGTCGTGGCAAATGGTGAGCACCACTGGGACCGGCTGTTTCAGCCACAACCTGCATCGGGTGGACCATTCAACGGACGAAACAATGCGTTGGTCACACTGTTGGGATTCTTGCGAGCAAAGCGCTTCTCGATTGACCAGGCGAACATCTTCAGCATCTGGTGGAGTGACACATACTGCGAACCTCCACTTGAGCCTGAGCTCATCCGTGAGACCACTGGCCGCTTCTGGGTTCAGTGGGCACAGGGTAACGTCCCCGACGATCTGCCGGGCGGAGAGACGATGTCTCCCTGGGAGGTCTGGGACTGGACACGGATGGAGGTCGAAGAACAGAAACTCGGAGCGCAGTCCTGGCTGATTCCGAACGTCCTCTCGACTGGCGGACTGCACTACCTGTCATCACCTCCGGGCAGTGGCAAAACGTGGGTCATGTGTGATTTGATTCGCGCAGCTGTATTCGGCGATAAATGGCTGAACGAGTTCGACATTCCGCAGACCAAAGTGTTGTACATCGATGAGGAGATGGGTGTCCAGAAGGTTCTACAACGGCTCAGGAAGCTCGGAATGCGTTCGGCTGAGGGAATGGGCTACCTCAACAGAGTCGGCATCAGGCTGGACAATGTGCTCGATGTCGAACGAATCGTGAAGCATTGCCAGTCGCAGGGTATTGGTCTGGTGCTCATTGACTCTCTGGTGCGTGTGCATGGCCTGGACGAAAACGACAACAGTCAGATGAGGAAACTCTACGACTCATTCAAAAAGCTGCTCGATGTCGGCATCACTGTCCTGATCGCTCACCACAATCGCAAGGGTGGCACGGACTCGACCGTCAAACACGAAGGTATGCGCGGCGCTGCGGAGATTGTCGCAGCTGCTGACATGGCGTTCTCTGTCGAAAAACAGGCGAACGGGTTGTATCGCATGTTCGTGACTAAGGGCCGTCTAATCAGTGATGAGGACGCCATCGATGTGACCTTCGAGATCCGCGATGAGGATGGCTTGACAAAGGTCAGGACGCTCGACGCTGGCGCCAGGAGTGAGGTCATCACACAGGAGATCCGCTCAAAACTCATTGAGCTCATCAGTGGCGAACCAGGCATCTCACAGTCGCGCCTGGTGGAGCTGTGTGGCAGTAGGAAATCAGTCGTGGCGGCTACACTCGCGGACCTCGAAGCGAGTCGAATCGTGGCGTTTGACAAGGGTCCTAGGAA